TAAAAGAATATACTAAACAATAATTAGTACAACCATATTGAGGGTCGTAAACATTTGTATAATTGCCTACACTAGAATTGTTAGAAGTTATAGTTGCATATTCCCAACTACTATTTTCAAAATCTTCATAAGTAGTTATTTGTTCTGCCATAGCAATAGGCATAGGGTAAATAAGTAAACCTACTATAAGTAGGCGTATTGCTGTTTGTATTTTATTAAAAATTATGTGCTCCTGTTAGTTAGCGAGCACCTCCATCGTATTCTACTACGAGCCCTTCAGCTAACATCATTTTGTTAATTGATTGCTTACGACTTCCACTTTCGATAAATAATTCACCGAGAACACGACCATACTTCCCATATTCGTGTGATTGTAATATACATGTTGAACCAACAGGTAATTTTTCTTTAAGCCAGTTCTTAGCTTTTAATCCAAGTTCTTTTTCTGCTTTATCTCTTGTACGAGTTTCTGGAGCATTGACCCCAATAAATCTGACACGCTTGAAAACTTGTGTATCAAAGCCCAAATCAATATAGCAATCGACAGTATCGCCATCGACCACTCGCTGAATTGTAGCTCTATACTCATACATTTTTTAAATCACCATTCTTATCTACTGGTTCGTTGTAGTGTGTACAAATAGTATTATCGCACACAAGAGGTGATTTATCGGTTTTTATAGATTTTGCACAATAATTACAAAATATAAATGGTGATTTGTCATGAATCTTCAATATTGTCCTTGGTTGATTAATTTGGTCCTAGGGGGCGTTAACCCCCCAGAGCCTATGCACCTGTCGTATCTCTACGACTTCCCTGTTGGGAACCTTAACCTTTCGGAATCTTTGACATAAATGGAAAAGGTGCGTCTTCCAATGCGTTTTGAATTACAGAAATTATTGCTGATGCTGCTGCAACAAGACCTGCCATAAGCACATCTGCTTCAAACATTCCTGCTTGATTTGCTACAATTACAGCCACAAATGCTTGTGCACCTGTTCTAACTGCTCTAATTCCTGCTGTTCTTACATAATCTGGCATAATTAACTCCTTACAGTATTCTTCTGCCTTTTTTTTCTGATTCAAGAATTTTAACTTGTCCTCTTAAATCAGAAACTTGTAATAATAGTTCATCCCACTTGAGCATATCTTCTATATGTTGATATTTAATAGTTACTTTTTCACCTTTTTCTAAGGCACTAGCAACTTTTGGATATAATTTTTTGTAAGCATCTCCACTAGAACCAACAAAACCGTCTTTACCTTTATCTAAATCTTGTTGACTTTCCCCGACAATGTAACACCCCGAGGTATGCTCATCGGTGTTTCCAGAGTGGATTAATATATACTCGAATCCAGGTACATCTTGTAGCCAAAGCATACCTTTGTGCATTGCACCATATCTAGAGGCATACTTGGTGTGGAAACCACCTACTGTTCTAAACTTTATTTCGTATTCTCCCTCTGGAATACAGGTCTCATGCATGACCTTAACATCTCTATATTCGTCTTCCAATCCATAGCATTCAAAAACACCATCTACAAATAAAAGGGAATTGGTGGCATCTTTGCCAAATTGAAATCGAACTACATCTAACTTCATATCAACATTTTAGCTTTCTTTTTTTAAAAGAGTGGTTTTCCATTTTCCAGCTAAATCAAACAATAAAAGCCAATCATAGCCTAATCCAGGGTCTTTTCTTTTAATTCTATCAAATTCATAGTGTGAAATAAAACCTTTCATACCTGAATTCCACTCATTTGGAGTCAATTTTCTAAAAGGAATATCATAATCAATAACTTTTTGTGCTATCCACTGTGCACAATTATTAATAATTTTATGTTCTTTTCCAGAATTTTTACCCCAATCGTCAGCTTTGTAACATAATTCAACTCCTAAAGACATTGAATTTTCATTATCAGTATGAAAAGCAGTAAAATCGTCTGGTAACATTTCTATTACTTGTTGGTCATCTACTAAGACGTGAACAGAAGATTTTCTGTTACTTTTTGAGTAATAACTTGCTACTTCGCTAGCTACTGTTGATTCTGCTGTATGAAATACAAATCCTCTAATTTTTTCTAATCTTTTTGGATAATACCAACCCTGTTTTCCATTTTCAGTCCTAATCGCATTAGGATTTTCATTATCTAATAAGTAATAGCTCATAAAACCTCTAGATTTTGAAACGGTATTTTTTCTTTTACATCTGAAACAGTAAAAGTCAAAGTACCAGAATAACTTTTTTTACCACTAATGTTTTCGAACCAATCAGAACCACCATCGACCGTTGGACATTGTATAAGACAACGACGACCTTCATTAATAACAAATAAATGATGAAAGTGACCAGATATCAAAATATCTGCATCTGCCATGTCTGTCATTCCAAATGCTTGACCCGATAACCAATTTACAGCTTTTTGGTGAGAGTACCTACCACCAGTTCTAAACTGATGACCATGTGCAAGACCTACAATCTTACCTGATACATTTAATGTCATCCATAAATCATTATCAGGGATTACGAAGTTTACATGGTCATAAGCTTCATTCTCTGCAAGTATTTCTTGTGCTTCGTCAAATAACGACACATCAAAATTATCACCAAAGCTAGTAAAGCTTTTACCTTTTTGGTTTCTGTTTTCTCCATGATTACCTGGTACACAAGCAACTACAACATTGTCAAAATACTTAGCCCATTCTTTAAGAGCTTTAACAATTAATCTACGAGCAATCATTTTTTGACGACGCAAATCATATTCGACTGAATAGGTTTGCATATCGTAATGCCCTTCGCAGTTTTCGACCATGTCACCTAAAGAAAATACATACAAAGAGCCTAATTCAACTCCTTGTTTTCTTAAAGTTTTAATTCTGTCGACTACGCTAGGTATCATTGTTTCTATTCTTTCAACAATACCTTTAGTACCATCTCCATCACGTTTTCCCATTTGCCAGTCAGAAAGACAGACAATCATACTAGATGGTCCAGTTGTTACTGCTGCTGACTTAGGTTTTGAATTTTTAATTTCTTTTAATAATGCTTTATAATCAAAATCTCTTTCATTAATAACATTTCTAGAAATTATTTTCGCTTTATAATAAAAGAAAGTATCTTTACCATTAGCAGTATTTGAATCCCAACTTCTTATTTCGAATGGTTCTATAATTTCAAACTGCTCTGGGTCAAAACCTAAATCTCTTAGGTATACATCCCATTTATGGTCAGCAGGGTTACCTGCTTTCTTTTGAGGCTTAGATATGATTTCTTTTTTAGCAGTATTTAATCCAGGCTCCCAACCTTTTGGATGTTCCTGCCTTTTCCTTTTAGCGTTTTCTATGCTACGAAAATTCTTAGCATAACTGTCTAAATTACTCATTTAAAGACGCTGCCAAAGCTTTTCTAATGGTCGCATCTGTTAAAGGACAACCTTTTTCTTGATTTAACCATCTACTAATAACACTAGCTGGAATTCCACTTTTATAACCATCAACGGCTTCTGCCCATGCTTTCGCATTTGCATCATTTTTTTCTCTCCAAGGTGTGTACCCTGTTTTTACTCTATCTTGTTCTGCGAACTTCGATAAGTCTGACATTTTTGCCCCCTGTCTTATTCTTCTTCAGATTTAGGTTCTTGTTTTGGTGCTAAAGATTGTACAATTGCTTTAAGTTGAGAATTTTCAACTTCTTTAGCAGCTACTTTAGAGCCCAAATCTTTTATCATCATGTCCATTTGCTTAACTTGTGCATTTAGACCATTAGCAATTTCAACTAATTGCTCAGTTGTTAATTGTTGTTTTTGTGATTCTGCCATTATCACCTCCAATCAATATATTACACGATATATAAATAAAGTGAGTATTTAAATATTTGTAAAGATGATTATTTAGGAAACTTTTTAGCTATCTTTAGATACAGATTAACCAAATCATCTGCATCTTGTACTAGGTTTATTCCGTTAATCCTCATATAGTTAAATTGTTTTAATACTATTTCTCTGATGTCATCATGGTCTATTAGTTCCTCAATAACATGACTTCTTTTTGTTCCTTCAGGGAAATTATTTAATTTATCTTCCATGCTACTATTCTAAGGTAAGATGAATAAACCAATGGTATTTATACAAATAGCATCTTTAGATGATTCAGAACTATCCCATACTATTGAAGACGCAATATATAAAGCAAAATATCCTGAGAGATTAGTGTTTGGTGTTTATTTACACTATAAAACTGATGTAGCAAAGCAAGAATTGTTAGATTACGCTGATAGGCTTAGTTCTCGCTCAACCTTTAGATTAGAGCTAGAAACGTTTAATAAGGCTCATTTAGGTGTAGGTAGAGCAAGATA